CGTCGAAATATCGGAACGTAATGCGCCAGCGTGTCGTCGCCTCTATACGGTCAGACGCAAACCGCTCGGAGCCTGACAGCGCCTTGACATGCGCCCTATCAGGTGCCCCGCTAATCGCGCTCCATACCTCAGTAAAGCCGCCAGCGCCGTCGCTTGTGCGGGCAGCTCGTTCTATCGTGATGGGTTCGCGCAGCATCCCGGCGCTCATGTCGCAGCAATTCATTCGGTATATCCGAGGACGCCAGTCACTGCACCAACAACAGAGTCCGCCGTCGTGTCACTGTTCTCAACCCCCAGCGTCATTGCATACGCCAGCCCTAGGCTAAAGCTCAACCCGTTTGGCAGCGTGAACGGACTCGCGGAGTTGGGAGACATGGTTAGGGTCAAGACCGGCGTGTCACTGCCGACCGTTGGCGCTGACGCTTTGTCATACAGCTTGAAATACCGCAGCGTTGCAACGCCGTTCACGAGGCTAATCGTGCGCAGTTTCGTCGGCCCCGTCGTAACGGATGTTGCGTTTGTCGTCGCGGCGGTAATGACCTGCGCGTATGTTTCGGCGGGGCTGTCTGCAAGGTTAACCGTCCCGATAACTTTGGTCGTCTCAGGGGCCAAGACGACTTGCCCGATTGTACTAACAAGGCCAGACGAGTTTTCGTCTCTATGCCCATATGCAGACGCCGAGATCGTGCCAGACGTATAGGCCGAAACGCGGGCGCGCACGTGCTTAAACAGAATCGGGATTTTCACTAATCGGTTAGTTGTAGCCGTGGCCGAACCCGTCTCAACACTGCTAGGGTCTGTCGTCGCTACGCTATAAAACGTGGTGTTGTCGTTTGAGCCTTCAAACGTAACAGTCCCAACCCATGTCCCAATGAGCTGAAGCGCGATGAACTTGTATTCCTCAGCGTCAAGGCTTGGCAGAACAAACTCATTAAGGGCTGTTGCGTTGTTGGTTGCGATGACTGCCGGGAATGAGTGGATGCCCTCGTGCCCGTCGCTTGAGAAGTTAATAACGTGCATTGCCTTCGCGGTCGGGTGGACCGATGCGATGTCTGTGCTGTCGCCTGATTTGATTTCTACTGCCATTGTGTCGCCCTGTCCTCAATCATCATGCAAACGCCCAATCAACCCGATAAAGGCCGTTCGCGGGCGCGTTTTCCATTGTGCCGTATACAGTAAAACCGACCCCGGCGCTAATGTCGCCCGCCATGACGCGGATAGGGTCAACTAGCAGGTCATCGGTTGGGTGGTCGGCTGTGGCCTCAATCCGCATCGATGCTAGGATAATCGTCGCGGCCTTAGCTGAGCCTATCCCTGTAACAGCGGTTTGCGCCGTCTTGTTACTCGCCCCGAAGTCTAGCGTGACTGTGCCCGATGCCTTGGCGTCTGCTAGTATGCTTTTCATCCGCGAATACCCCGGATATCGCCAGCGCCCTTAACCCAGATGCGTTGATTGGCGTCGGTCATTCCAACAGCCTGGAAGTCCCAATCGCTAGGCCATGTATGCACAGCGTTGCCCTTCGCCGCGCCGGGGTTGTCTGCGGTCTCTGACAAATAGATGTAAGCCGTGGAAGCTGCCAACCCGTCGAACGCCAGCCGAGAAGCGCCTTGCAGCACCTCTTGCCAAGTGTCGCTTAGGGTTAGCTCGAATGTGACCATTAGATGCGCCACCAAGGCCGGTCTGGATCATGCTTGCGCATTAGGTCAAGCAAATCGCTAGAAGCCATCACTACCAAGTCCGCGCCTCTGGCCCCTCTAGGCATTTCAAATGCTCGCCGCGCCTCAAGTAAGGCAAAAAAATCCCTGCGGAAGGTCTCGTTGCTAGGCCATTTTAGCCGCCTTTGCAGGTCTCTGATTGCAGCCATTGCTTCGCTAATGTCGGTCGTGTCAACTTTTAATTGCATCTTTGCCATTAGATGCGCTTCACTCGATACGCGCCAACCATTCCAGCCGCGCCGGACATTGAGTAAGCATCCGCCACATCGCAGCCGTCGCCCCGGTGCGCGTAAAGGCTACCGGCCATCTTTTTGACTGCGCCTGTAAGCGTTGCGGGAACGTCTGACGCCGCGTCACCATATCCCGCGACATATGTAATCTCGATTGCGTTGATCGCACGCAATGCCACGGGCCATGTAGCGCCCCGCTTGAGGGCAATCCGCCCCGGTGCGCTGTACGTGTCCACATCAAACACGCTTGCCACTGTGACCGCCGTAGCGTTGCCGTCCTCGTCGTATACGTTCACGCCCGCAATGCTTTGAAGCGGATAGCGGGGCAGCGCGATGTCGGAATAGCTAGACGGGCCGTAAAGCTCAACAATGGAGCCCTGCCGCACGCCGTCCCACCATTCTGCCTTTCCAGCAGGCCAGCTATCTAGAGCGACCAGCCATGTCTGCGTGATAAGAGCAAGCCCGCTCATTTCCTCGATGTATTCGCGGGCCTCTGCAATGAATGCGTTGGCCTCTGCATCCGGCAAGCCTGTGGCCGTCTCGCGCAGGAACGTGCGAAGATCTGCCGCCGTAACAGGCTCAACCGATGGGGCCGTCGTCTGCACATTGGCGCGGAATTGGTGAAGTGCTGCGGGTGCGCGCAAGGCCATTAGCGGACGTCCTTCTTGGATCTGCGCGCTTGCCTATTGGCCGGCGGTGCTGGCTTCGTCTCTTGCGGCAACACGACTTTAGCCTCAAGCGCGCGCGCGGGTGGCGTCTCGACAACAGGAATGGCGCATCGCTCGTCAACGGCCCACGCGGCAACTTCACCAGTGACAATATCGCCCAAAGCGAAGGACCGGACCGTGTGGCCGTCGGGTGCGCAGCGGTATCCGTTGCGGTTTACAATCTTCGCGCGCATGTGTGCGGCCTCCTACGTTTGCGGTCTTATATCACAGGACGGGCGGCGCGTCACTTGCCATTTACGCAAGGCTGTTCGGATGCTTGCTGTGGTCATACCGCGCCTCGATGTCCTTAGCGCTCGGCAGGTCGCACGGCTCAAGCCCTACGCTGTATCCGTCGTCGTCGCGGCCCACTGACACCGTAAAGCCGTCATAGCCGTAGAAGACGCCCTGCAAGCCCTCGCACGCATCAAGTAGCGACGTGTGGTCAGGCAGTGCAATGTGCATCCCCTGCGCCTTACCCAGTGCAATCCAGTATTCAAGGCAAGCCCGCCCGCGCTCGGCTAAATGCGAGTTGGCATAGGTGTAATCGCACCCAAACAAGCTAACCTGCTGAGCCTGCCCCCAGACTGCTAGGGCCATCGCATAAGCAACAGTGCTGTTGAAATAAAAGTGCCCAGTGTCCCGCACCACATCAGCAAGCGGAAACGCCACAAGGCCGGGAAAGCGCGGATCTGCAAAGCTGGTAACAACGGGGCCGGGGTGGACCTTTAGCCACTCCACCATTGCGGCGACGTTGCTATCGGGCCGATCAGCCGCGCGGGCTTCCTGCACTCGGATATCGTCCATATGAAACACGCGGTCGCATTGAAACACGTTGCCAAGCGCATTAACCGCCCAAACCTCGTCGCAATATGCAGACGCGCCGCCCAGCTTCTTGACGTGGTTGGTGTATGCGTCAACCGATGGTCCAAGCCCTAAGATGGTGACGTGCTGGCCCTTCAGGAAACCCTTGTTCATTTGCATCCCTTTGGCGCTTGGCGAATTGACAAATCAAAGCCAACCTTTGGAGGCTGCTCATATGGGATCGGCTTGCCGTTCGGCCCCAAAAGCGTGGAGTGAGATGGCCTGTCGTTAACTGATATCTGGTCAGCATGATAGCCGCCGCCCTCGCCCCACGGGTCATTGACATGCAAAGCGGCCTTGATGAAGCCCTTTTTCATCTTCACTCTCCCATAAGAATAGGGCGCAGCCTAAGCCACGCCCCATCTATTCGCAAGTGCTAACTGCGCGCCGCTTATGTGGCCGCGACAGACGCCCCCACGTATGTGGTCGGAGCCTGAGCAGGGCAACCCATGCGGCCCAGCGTGCGGATGACTGCATCTGTGCCAGTCGTGCCAATCGTGTTGAAACGGATGTAGCGCTTGGAGCCGTTGTAGCCAACAGCTCCCTTGGCGATATTGTCGTCGCCGTCAGCGGTGACTGTCACGCTAATTGTGCTTCCGTCAGTAACCTCGGATGCAAGAACGTCAACGGCGTCAGCCGCTGCTGTGGTGTCACTGTGCTGCATCGTGGCGGTGAAGCCAGCAGCCGTGCCCGCATCGGTGACAGCGTCGGTCAACAGTTCAAGCGCTGCCTTGCCAAAGCCGAGGGTGTCCAGCCAAGCCGAAGCGTTGGGCGTTACGCCGGAAAGTGTATCCTTGCCGAGGTCTACGGTTTGGACGTTGGAAATATTATCACGCATGGGTTTACTCCTTGAGC